TAAAGTGGAGGAAAATAAAGATGTGGAAATTTATTAAAAAACTTTGGAAAAAATATGTTAACTGGTTATGGAGCTAAGCATGAAAAATTGTAAACAATGTGAAAAAGAGTTTCAACCAAAAGATGAACTAGATCAATTCTGTAGTCAGGATTGTAAAGAGGAGGCATTAGCTGAATTAGATTCTGGTTCAGATGAGTGCCTGTCATGTCAATAAAAATCAACGAGAACACAAGTATCGGTCTCCCGTTACGTAACTTAATTGGTTTGATAGCGGCCATAATTGTTGGCGCGTGGTTTGCCTTCGGTGTGATTGAAAGACTCAATAGATTAGAAACTAAAAATCAATTGTTTGAAAAAGATTTACTTGAAGCAAGTAAACAAACTCCCATAGACCAGGAGCAGTTCATGCTTCTCGAACATATAGCAGAAGGTCTTGAGAAATTAACTGAACGTGTTGATGGTATGATGAATAACAGAGTTAATATTGAACGACTACAGATGGATGTAGAACGATTAAGAGTTGATACAGAAAAATTAAAAGATAGTGTAAGAGCTAATATTGGTAAATTAAACGGAAACCACTAATGATTAAAACAGTTATAGTTTTGTGCATGTTAATGGGAGGAGAAGTTGTTGAACATACTTATAAAGATTCTTTATCAGATTGTTTAAAATCAAAAAGAGAAGCAACTAGAAATACAAATGAAAGCGTACAATGGATGTGTGGAGAAATGGAAGCAATAGTTGAAGAAGATTGGAATTCTGGTAGAATAAGAATATTAGAAATAGTAAATAATCATTAATGAACCTTTCACGGAACTTCACACTTCAAGAGTTAATCAAATCGGACACTGCAGTTCGTTTAAATATTGATAACAATCCAAATGCAAATCAAATAGAAAAGTTAAAAGCATTGTGCGAAAATATTCTTCAACCCGTACGTGATCATTTCGGGCCTGTAATCGTGACCTCGGGATTTAGGTCACCTAATCTTTGTGTAAAAATAGGTAGTTCAGTTAATTCACAGCATGCCAAAGCTGAAGCCGTTGATTTTGAGTGTCCAGGAAAAGACAATGCAGAGGTCTGTGATTGGGTTTATAAAAACTTAGATTATGACCAAATGATTTTAGAATACTATGTTCCAGGAGAGCCTAATAGTGGATGGTGCCACGTATCTTATGTACCAGAAAAAGGTAGAAAACAATTTTTACTTGCATACAGAGATGAAAATGGTAAAACAAAATATAAACCAGTAATAGGGAAAGCGATAGATTTATAATGGCAATAGGTAGAGGACAGATATCAAAACAAGTCGAAGGCAAACTAAGAGGTGCCAGAGACGAGAAGCAAAAGAAACAAAGAGTTATCAAAGCTATCAAACGTAAGAAAAACCCACTAGCCAAGACGTTTACTGTATAAGCAAATAATGGTACAATAAATTACATTGTACAATTAACAAGGCTTAGACACTATGACTAAACTATGTGCTAGAGGCAAAGCGGCCGCTAAAAGAAAATTCAAAGTATACCCAAGTGCGTATGCTAACGCTTATGCGTCTAAAATTTGTGCAGGTAAAATTAAAGACCCATCTGGTACTAAAAGAAAAGATTGGGGACCAAAGAAAGCTAGTAAAGGTGCACTAGCAGATATAGTTTCAGCAGCATATAGAGATAAATCTAAATCATCTCAATACAAAAAGAAAAAGAAACAAGATTATGATATGACTGCTACAGAATTAAATGCCTTAGCTGAATCAGTAAGTAAATCATCTAACCCAAAGAAAAAAGATAGAATACTTTCTAGTGGTAATAAAATGAAAATTAAAAGATCACAAGAAAATATTACTGGATTTGATATGGGTGGCGAGGTCCGAGGAACTGGAGCCGCGATTAGAGGTAAAGGATTTAAAGGCGTATTCTAATGGGAAAAAAAACAAGCATACCAGATTATTTAAAAAAATCTTTAAAAGGAACTACAATTGGTGGTGGTGTAAATGTTTATGAAGATGAACAAGTAAGTGTACCAAGAGTAGATTTAAATATTGGTAAAGGAAAAACCTCTATTAATGTAGGAGCTGAAAAACCTTTTTTAAAAAAAGAAAAAGATAATATCAATAGTACTTTAGAATTAGGTATTACAAGACAAGGCGAAAATTCATCTTTTGGAGTATCGGGAAGTAAAACTGGTAAAAGCAAAAGTATAGGATTTAATTTTAGTAAAACATTTAAAAAAGGAGGACTCAATAAATGGTTCTCAGAAAAATGGGTAGATATATCTGCACCTAAAAAAGGAGGAGGATACAAAGAATGTGGAAGAAAATCTGCAAGTGGATCAAACAGAAAATACCCCAAATGCGTGCCTGCTGCAAAAGCAAGCCGAATGACCGAATCAGAAAAGCGTTCTGCTGTTGCGAGGAAAAGAGCAGCCGGTAACGTTGGTCCTAAACCAACTAATGTGAAGACGTTTACTAAGCGATACTACGGTGGTATGATAGACATATAAAATTTAAGGAGAGTTATGAAGAATTTAAAACCAGTCCCAGCGGACAAAAAGAAATCACTAGGTAAACTACCTACAGATGTAAGAAATAAAATGGGTTATGCTCAAAAAGGCAAAATGATGTCTAATAGAGATAAGAGACAAGAAGAAATTACAAAAAAACAAAACCCAAAATCAGAATATAAAAAAGATAAATTTGGTAAAACTAAATTATCTTACACTGAAGCTAAAAAAGGCAAAATGATTACAGGTAAAAAAGAAGAAGATGATGTTTCTAAATATGTAAAATCAATTAAACTCCCAGATGCAAAAGATGTAAGAGACGTGGTTAATAAAAAAGCTATGGGTGGTGAAATGAAACAAGGTTATGGCGCAGCTAGAACTTCTGGTATGGGTCTACAAGATGAAGATTTAATCCCTGGTAAATCTATGGATTACTATAAAGATTTAATGTAATGAACTATGGCAACATCAGGAACCACAGCATTCGATTTACAGATCGATGATATTATTGAGGAAGCATATGAACGATGTGGTATGCGAACCAATAGTGGTAATGATATAAGAAGTGCCAGACGTAGTTTAAATCTTTTATTTGCTGAATGGGGAAACAGAGGTATTCACCTTTGGAAAGTTCAACTTAACGAACAAGCCTTAACTGCAGGAACTGCAACTTATAATACTCCAACAGATGTTAATGATGTATTAGAAGCATATATTTCTACAACTGCAGCTGCAGGAGATAATTCATCTACTAACGATATTTCACTTACAAAAATTGATAGATCAGCATATGCTGCTTTACCAAACAAATTAGCAACTGGACAACCTTCACAATATTATGTGAACAGACAAACAGTACCAACAATTAGTTTATATCTAGCGCCAGATGCAACAACATATACAACTTTAAAATATTATACAATTAATAGAATAGAAGATGCAGGTGCATTTACAAATACTGCAGATATTGCTTATAGATTTTTACCATGTATGTGTGCAGGATTAGCATATTATTTATCTCAAAAGAAAGCACCAGATCGAATACAAGTTTTAAAACAATTATATGAGGATGAGTTATTAAGAGCATTGAATGAAGATGGTTCTAGAACTTCTGTTTATATATCACCTCAAACTTACTTTGGAGATGGTGTGTAATGTCATATGCAAGAGGTAAAAAATCACAAGCTATATCGGATAGAAGTGGACAAGCATTCCCATACACAGAAATGGTCAAAGAATGGAATGGTTCTATAGTTCATATATCTGAGTATGAACCAAAGCATCCACAACTGGATCCACCATACCATAAAGCAGATGCAATAGCTTTAAAAAATCCAAGATCACAAAGATTTCAACAACCTACTTTGATAGCAGGTTTATTTGCAGATTCTGGTGGAGCATCAGTTGGTGTTGCAGATTTAACATTACCAGGAGATTTTGCATTTAGTAATCAAGGAACTTCAGAAATGATTCCTGCAGATCCATCACTACAAAATAGAAGAAGACAACTTTCTATACAACTTAGATCCGTAACCGTGGAGATATCATAATGGCTATTACTCATGCAGCTTTTTTAACTCAAGTTAGAGATTATACAGAAGTCGATAGTAATGTATTAACTGATGCAATCATTCAAGATTTTATTAGATCGGTTGAACTCGATGTTGCAGGTAAAGTTGATTATGATGATTTAAGAAAATACTCTACATCAACATTCACAGCTGGTAATCGATATGTTGTACTACCTGCTGATTTAACTATTATGAGATCCGTTCAAGCAATTAATGGAAGTGATAGAAGTTTTTTAGAAAAAAGAGATACAAGTTTTATATCTGAATATAATAACGGAGGAGCAACTGGTTTACCTAAATATTGGGCAAATTGGGATGAAAATAATATTCTTGTAGCTCCTACACCAGATTCTGCATACACTGTACAAATTAACTATATTACAGATCCACCAGAATTTACATCAACTAACAATACATTCCTTTCAACATACCAAGAATCAATGTTATTGCACGGTGTATTAACTGAGGCTTTTTCTTACCTAAAAGGACCCATGGATATGTACAACTTATATAAAAGTAAGTATAATGAAGAGATACAGAATTTTGCTCTTCAACAAATGGGAAGAAGAAGACGTGCAGAATTTGATGATGGTGTTCCTAGAGTTAAAGTAGATTCACCGTCACCATAAAATTAATAAAGGAGAATAATTATGGCAATAACAACAAACGCAATTTGTAATTCATTTAAAAAACAACTATTAGCTGGTGAACATGATTTTGATTCAGCTGGAGGTGATACATTTAAATTAGCAATGTTTACTTCTGCTGCAACATTAGGTGCATCAACTACTAACTATGCTTCAGCAAACGAAGTATCTTCATCAGGGTATACTGCAGGTGGTAAAGCACTTGTTAACCAAGGTGTTAAAGTATCTTCAGGTGTAGCTATTACTGATTTTGCAAATTTATCTTTTACTGGAGTAACTCTTACTGCAAGAGGTGCTTTAATTTATAACACAACTACAAATGGTGGCACAGGTACAACTGAGGCAGTAGCTGTTTTAGATTTTGGCGGAGATAAAACTGCAACTTCTGGAACATTTACAATTCAATTCCCTGCATTCACAACTTCTGCTGCTATTTTAAGAATAAGCTAAAGAGGTTTTGAATGGCTACAACTTCTCCTTGGGGTGCTAATGCATGGAGCAATGGCTCCTGGGGAGAAGGTGGTATTAATGAAACCGTAACCTTTGAAGGTTGGGGTGTTGATTCTTGGGGAAGTGATCCTTGGGGAGAAACCGTTCGTACAACAGATGCTATAGCTACTAATATAGGCTCTGTATCAATTAGTATTGATGTACCACAAACAGTAACAGGACAACAATTACAAACAGCTATTGGTGACGAAACAGCAACTGCAGGCGCAGATGTTGATGTTACTGGAATTGAATTAACCTCTAATATCGAAAGTGTAACATTCCAAATAACAGGAAGTGTTGAACTCACAGGTCAACAGTTAACAGGAACTGTTGTTACTCCAGATATTGCAGCGGGTGGTAATATTACAGTTAATGCAAGTGAAGATCAATTAGATGCATTTGCTGGTCAAGTAACAGAAACTATTGAAGTAGGACCTATTGTAGATGGTATTGCTGCAACATTAAGTATTAATGGAGTTACTACAACTGCAGATGCTAATATATCTTTAACCGGTGTCAGTCTAACTTCAGCACTTGGTGATGAAACAGTAGATTTAAATACTCCTGTAGATGTCACTGGTATAGCTATGACAATGGCTATGGGTGAGGAAGATGCAGTTACCGATGTGGATGTAACAGTAACAGGCCAATCAATGACTATGGCTATTGGTTCAGTAGATGCAGTATCTATTGCGGAGGTTACAGGACAATCATTATCTGCTAATATAGGAAGTGTTACAATTACTGCTAATGCAGATGTAAGTTTAACAGGTATTTCAATGACTTCTAGTATTGGAACACCAGAGATTACGGCTTGGCAAGAAATTGATCCAGGCGTATCTAATGTATGGACTGAGGTTGATTTAGCAGCTTAATAATAGTAAAATATTAATCTAATAGGAGAATTTTTAAATGGCATCAAGTTATTCAACAGACCTTAAACTGGAGCTAATGGTAACAGGGGAAAACTCTGGTACATGGGGCGATAAAACAAATACAAACTTAAACTTAGTACAACAAGCGATCGCAGGTTATGAAGCTGTGTCTATTGCAGGTGGTGCACAAACAACTACCTTAGCAATGACTGATGCAACTCTATCCAATGCAAGAAATGCTGTACTAGAATTTACAGGAACAATTACAGGAAATCAAATTGTAACTATTCCAGATGGAATTGAAAAAACATATTACATTTATAATAACACAACTGGTGCATTTACTGTTCAATTTAAAACGGTAACAGGAACAGGACCAACATTTGCAACAACAGATAAAGGATACAAAATTGTTTATTCAGATGGAACAGATGTAATCGAAGTTCCAACAACTCCTGCAGATGGTTCTATTACAAGTGCTAAACTTGCAACCGATGCAGTTATCACTGCAAAAATTTCTGCAGCTCAAGTAACAAATGCTAAACTTGCAAATAAATCTATTACACTAAACGGTGTTACAGCAACTCTTGGTTCTTCAGTAACAATTGCTGCAGGAACAGATTGGCAAGCAGTTAAAACCACTACATTTACAGCTGTTGCCGGTGAAGGGTATTTTGTAAATACAAATGGCGGTGCATTTACAATGACACTACCTGCTACACCAACTTTAGGTGATGAAGTATCATTCGTAGATTACGCAGGAACATTTGACACAAATAATTTAACAATCGGAAGAAATTCAGAAAATATACAAGGCTCTGCAGCCGACTTAACAGTTTCAGTGGAAAGGGCAGCCAATACTTTGGTCTATACAGATGGAACTCAAGGTTGGT